CCCGTAATTATCCGTCGCTTGCTGGCTAATTTTGCCGACCCTGAAAAGGCACGGGCTTTATTACTGGAACAGCGCGACGGTGATGAAGCTCTGGCAATAAAGCAACAGACGGATCCGGTTATTGAGTTTTGCCAGTTCCTGAATTTTCTGGAGGAAGCACGCGGCCTGATGATGGGCGGCGGTGGCGATTCAGTGAAGTACACGACCAGAAACAGCCTTTACCGCGTCTATCTGGCGTTTATGGCATACGCAGGCAGGAGCAAACCGCTAAACGTGGCTGAGTTCAGCAAGGCCATGAAGCCAGCGGCAAAAGTTTACGGACATGAATATATTACGCGGAGAGTTAAGGGAGTAACGCAGACCAACGCAATTACAACTGATGATTGTGACGCGTTTTTATAATTTTTTGTAAAAGCCCTCTACCCCATCTACCTGAATGAAATAAACGCATATTATTCAACATGATAAGTGGGTAGAGGGCTAGGTAGAAGGCTAATAAAACCTCTCTACCTCTTCTACCATGATTAAGATCGTTTGTGAGGGGCGGGTAGAGGATGGGTAGAGGGCCACGAAAGCCCTCTACCCATCTGAAAGCCGCGCCATTACTGACATGAAAGATGATTAGGTAGAGAGGTAGAGGAGGTGCACCACAACCTAAAACTTTTTAAACACGAGGGTAAAAATAAAAATGCACACATCAGGAAGATTTAACAAATCACTCAAAAAACGCAGAGACAGAACAGAACCGAAATATCGCGCGTTAGACATGACAGAGCACGCTTTAAAGGTGGCAATCAGAACGATAGACCGCCACGCGGGGGGAAGGATACGCGAAAGCACATCCCGAACTGATAAGCGCATTCATGACCACGACGGCGGCAAATTTTGCCACGCTGACAGAGCGGGAGATTGCCGAAGCGGAACAGGTAACAACCATCAACGTTAAAACCGGAGAGGTGGAATCATGACAGCACAGATAGCAGCTTACGGGCGGCTGGTGGACGACCCGCAGGTAAAACAGACCAGCAAGGGCACACCAATGACGCTGGCACGTATGGCGGTATCGTTGCCATGTAGTCAGGCGCAGGATGGGCAGGCGACGTTATGGCTATCGGTCATCGCATTTGGTAAGCAGGCCGACTTCCTGGCTAAACATCAAAAAGGCGACGTTGCCAGCGTATCCGGCACGATGCAGGTCAGCCAGTGGACCGGACAGAACGGGGAAACGCGGCAGGGTTATCAGGTTATTGCAGACAGCGTAATCAGTGCCCGTGCGGCACGTCCTGGCGGGAACAGACGCAAAACCACAGGCACACAGGGTAATCAGCCACCAGCGGGAGACGATGACCCCTACGGTGATGATATTCAGTTCTGAGGGGGTGACGATGGTACATGACCGCATAGCGGAGGAACTCGAGGCAAAAGGCTTTTACCGGAGGGCATCGGCGCGATGGGGTGAAGTCATGCTGCTGGTGGAGACAGACAAGGAACGGCATCAGGTTACGATGCGACGGCTGGAATGTTCCAGGAAGGCACAGAAGCCACCGGAGCCGCCGGATAACTTCGGAGACCTGAGAAAGGCAGTAGATCGCACTTATGCTGAAATGGGTATAGATGGTGTAAGCGATGAAATATGGCGTAATTACCCAGACAGCTAATCAACAGCCGGAGTAATCCGGCTTTTTTGTACCCAAAAAAAGCCCGATAAGTACAGGAGGCATCTTATCGGGCTTTTGCATATGAGGTTTTTTTTGTGCACTGACACACATGATCGGGATCATCATTTCATAATTTGCAACACAACTCAACATCATTGCATAAAATGCAATCATGATTATAATCAGATCTGGATGAACATCCAGTTATGATTTTTTAAGTCAAAGAGGAATTTCTTACTATGGCTGAAGAGAAAAAAGGCGGTGTTTCGGTGTACATAAGCCCCGACATCGTGAAGGCGCTCAAGGAACGCCACCAGCAGAACGTAAAAGCAGGCATTGCGGCAGGACTTGATCCGCTGGCGATGGTTGAGCCGTCAACAGGCTGGCAGGTACGCGCCTATTTACGCGCGGCGCTGGGTATGAATCAGGTTCACGGGGGTGAATAATGACAGTAAAAGCAATAGCACTTAACACTAACCAGCTTTTTGCGTACCTGAATCGCGAGGATATTGCGGAATTTAAATTCAGTCCGCTGTTTACCGCGCTGTTTTTCCCGAACGTGGCGACATTCAACACACAGGACATCATGTTAGATAACCTGGATATTGAAGAAGTCACTATGTCGGCGTTTTGTTCGCCTATGGTTGGTAGCCTGGTTCAGCGCGATAAAGGGTACGAAACCAGCATTATTCGCCCTGGCTACATGAAGCCAAAACACGAAATCGATCCATTAAAAACAATAATGCGCATGGCTGGAGAAGATCCGGCACAGCTTAACGACCCTACCTACCGCCGTATGCGCCTGATTACTGGCAACATGCGCCGCCAGATAAACGCCATTAAAGCGCGCGTGGAATGGCTGGCGGTAAATGCGGTAACGACCGGAAAAAACATCATTGAGGGCGAAGGCATAGAGCGCTATGAAATCGACTGGAAGATACCGGAAAAAAACATCATAGAGCAGGCCGACGGTAAAAAATGGTCCGAGCAGGATAAAGACATACACGATCCAATCTATGACATTGAGCTATACGCAGATCAGGCAGGTTGCCCCGCCAACGTCATGATTATGGGCGTTGATGTATGGCGCATGTTACGCAGCTTTAAAAAATTCCGTGAGCTGTACGATCTTTCCCGTGGTTCAGAATCCGCCGCAGAGCTGGCATGTAAAAACCTGGGCGAAGTGGTGAGCTTTAAGGGCTATCTTGGTGATCTGGCCCTTATCGTCTATTCCGGCAAATACACTGACAGCGACGGCACAGAAAAATATTTCCTTGAGCCTGATTTGCTGGTCCTGGGCAACACCAACAATAAAGGGCTGGTGGCCTATGGTGCGATTATGGAACAGGAAGCGGTAAGAACGGGCGCAACGCAAAACATGTTTTACCCGAAAAACTGGATTGAGGACGGCGATCCGGCGATTGAGTACGTGCAGACGCACAGCGCACCGCAGCCGGTTCCGGCAGATATTCGCAAATTTGTTACCGTCAAAATTGGTTAACGGGGGGATTCTATGGACACTCCATACATTGAGTTATTTGCAGGCAGTCAGCAGGTATCCACGACGCTGGTACATTTTGCCGCTGATGCTGGCGTTATTCAGGAATTTACCCCGCTGATGCTGGCGGACAATGGCGAGTTTAAGCCGTGGGATGGTCAGGAATCTGGCAAGGCTGTTTATCTGACTTCGTACCCCGTGGACACGTCAAAGCAGAAATCAGCACAGTGTTACAAGACGGGGATATTTAATATCGCCGCCGTAAACTGGCCTGAGAGCGCCGACACTGACGCGAAAAAATGCGCCGCCTTTGCGGGTTCTGGCGTATCCGTTCAGCCGCTGGCGCGATAAGCAGGGGAAACGATGGCAACGAATGAAAGCATCATGGCGCTACCGCTGGCGAGTAAATTTAAAGCAGAAGCGCGGGCAATGGCTGACAGAGGTTTATCAACCTACGAGGCCGTATATCAACTCAACAAACTGGAAGAACAGGACAAGCCGCGCGCTGATGCGATTATGGCGCTTCATGAACATAACGACTATCAGCCGCTGTTACGTGCAATGGCAAACGTGCCATGTATTAGCGTCGATAATGCTCGTGAAATCCTGAACATGACCATAGAGCAGGAGCGCCCAAAGGTTGCACCAGAGCTTACCGCAGCCTTTGAAAACTTTATGGACATGCACAGCCCGCAAGCCGTATCAGCTGGCATGGCGTACGATGGCAGAAACCAGGGCGATGACGGCGACATCGATCGCATACTGAAAACCATCTGAGACAAGGCCGGAGAAATCCGGCTTTTTTTTACGGGTCCTTTCCGGCATATGGACCCGTTACGGGGCGGCGACCTCGCGGTTTTTCGCTATTTATGAGATTTTTTGAGGGGGTGGTTGTTGTTTAATTGTTTGGTATATCTAATTGATAAGTAAGGTAAAAATAAAATAAATACAACAACCTTACGATGTATTTTGATGTCATTAATGTGAAAAAATTCAATGATATCAAATGGTTTTGTAAAAACACATGGTTGTTGTATCGCGTATTTGATGGCGTAACAGAAAGTGATTTTTAACTTTACCGCTCTGTAACTACGGATTATTCCATGCTGGCACGGAGAACGGCTACGGCATGACGCCACCCAGCCTATACAGAACAGTAAAGCCGATAAATTGTTAATCACGCGCAGCAATGCGTGTGATTTTTGCACACTTCCGGTTAACTGGTACGATGTCCGGTTTTAGTGTCTGTTTTTTGCGCATGTCCGGTTCATGGAAAGCATGTTTTTATATTTTTCATATGGTTAACTTGCAGAGAAACCGGACATGGATCCCGGAAAATTTTCATAAATAGTGAAAACGCGCGAGGTCGCCGCCCCGTAACGGGCCATAATTCCAGGAAGGACCCGACGACACCAGACTATCAGAACGATGGGGGCACAATGACAGAAGCCGAACTACTGCGATTAATCCGTCGCGTTGCCGGAATCAGCCAGCAGGCTGACGAACAGGCCACGCAGCCGGACAGCGTGACAGCCGAAAATTATGTGCGTGTTGTTGCGGAGGTGATGCGCCGTGATGGTATCCAGCTTAATGATGCGGATATGCGCGACATACGGATCCGCGTTCTTGAAATGCTGGCCTACCGTCGCCGCGTGCAGACGTACAGGGAAAAAGCAAAAATAACGTACCAGTGGAAGAAGCCGGAGCGATTACGGCGGTAACTTGCTGATATTCCCGATAACGCAAAATTGCGCTCTGTCCTAACCCGTTGATATTTTCGGGAACAGCCAACGGCTGAGGCCGGAACAACGATTATCTTTCAGATAGTCAGAGCTACGAAATTTTCGTAGTTTAATTACTCGCCAGTTTATCGTTAACCCGTTGATATTTTCGGAAACCTCAATTTGAGGAAGTCGGCGCGGTAACTCGCTGAACTTTAAGCAAAGCGCAAAATTGCGCTTGCTGAATAATCATTATGATTACGCAGATGATTAAGGAATGACCGAAGGCGGAAATTCGCCTGTGGTTAATGGGGGAGTTGCAGATCTGCAACTCGACCATGAAACTACGGAAACTACCCGTAGTTTGGGTAGTAAGAGTAACACCCAGATTTTGGGGCTTACTCGTGATACCCAAATTTGGGGTATCGGTGGCAACCATAACGACTTTCGTTACGGTTGATGCTTTTACCCCATTGGTGGAGGCTGGGCGGCCTGCTGTGGGCTTTTCCACCATTGGTGGAAAGGTGCAGATCTGGATCATCATTACGGTGATCAAGGGTATGTAAAACCCACCAGCCTGATTAACAGTTAACCGGAAAAAAATTCCGGTAGGTGGGGATCCCCATATCGACATTAACGCCCCTCATGAATTAGCGCGCTTCCCCCTGGAAAGATGACCCGCCTGTATATTTCTTGTGTCTATTTGTTCCACGTTGTTTCATACAGTGCACCGAACGGTGTAGTCACTGGTGTAGTCATTTTGCGATTTATGGCATTTTTTGTAGTGCAAATTATTTAATTAAATCAATGCGTTAAGTGAAATTAGTTATATATAACAGCATTTCTTAAGCATCCAACTTTAGCTAGATTAATGGTTTATTATTTTCTACATCTTCAATATATAAAAGCGTATTATCAATGGCGTAGTAACTGCGTTTGTTATGATTAACATCAGTAACCCACCGGAAAACGCCCGCGCCTGCTAGTGTTGAACAGTATTCCCGAAATGTAGATTTTCCGCAAATATGAAGCAATGCGGCCTCTTTTATTTTAGCAGGGTTCTTGGTCGTACTAACTTTTAACAGGTTCCTGGTTCCTCTTAATAACAAAACCGTGTCATCGTGAGTAATAATTCTGATGTTATCCGTAGCCAGATAATAAATGTAATGTGCAATACGGTGATGTTTTAATTCTGAATAAAACCAGGAGAAGTTTTGCTCTTTTCTCACTTGCTCAAACATCTTTTGAAAAACAACGACCTGATCCAT